CTCATCTTCTGCATTTTTATATACTACGAAATAACGTTGATCTTGATTTTTCATAACTTTGTTTTTTAACTTTGATTTAATATTGAACATGCTAGTATTATCTCATATATTGGGTTTAATGTCAAGGCTTAATTTTAATTTCCTGTACTTCCAAATCCGCCTTCTCCGCGATCAGTATACGAGAGCTCTTCTACTTCTTCGATCTCTACCCAAGGAAGCTTGATTAGAATTAATTGACCAACTTTGTCTCCTATCAAATATTCAGTTTCTCCTAAAGCAGGGATACTCATACGCAGTTTAATTTCTCCGCGATATCCAGAGTCTATAACTCCAACAGAATTACGCAAAAAATGATCTGTTTTTGAAATGCTTGATCTTGGGAAAAGCAAACCAACATAACCTTTAGGAATCTCCATTGCTAAATCTGTTCCGTATTCGAAAAACTTACTTGTTCGAACAAGGGTGGTTGCGACTAAATCCATTCCTGCATCTCCATCCTTTGCATAAAAAGGAATTTCTGCGCGTTTGTTTAATTTTTTAAATTTAATTTTTACTTTATTCTGACTTCCTTCCATGATATTGCTTTTTGTTGTACTAGTTGTTTAATTTGTCTTTGTCTTTGATTTAATTGTGCGTTACCGCTTTTTACTTCTATAAAAGTTATCTCATCATCTCCGAATGATATATAGTCAATCGGTTTACCCATAAAAGAACATCTCTCTGGATCAAATTCAAATTGATCCAAGAAGGGGGCTAGGGTCTCCGCTATATGCCCAAGCCTGACCTCCCCACTCTTCTTCTGCGAAAGAACTTTCTTACGAGCCTCAGTCTCGCTATCGAGCCTCTCCTGAAGCTCTTTAATCTGCTGCGACTGAAGATCACTTCTCTTTTGAAAATCTTCTCTATCTTTAGGAATAGATGTTTGCAATTCATTAATAATTTTTGTTAAATTATCTTCTCTATGCTTTGACTCTTGATTATTCTCATTTAATTTTAATTTTAAAAATTCATTTTCATTTCTTAGATTATCTAGTTCAGAGTCGTCTTGCGGTTTGTATTTATATACAAAATAACACAAAAACAAAATTATTATAATTGAGATACCTTCTATCATTTAATGATGATAATTTAAATTTGTAGCTGTTCTACTTTTATTCCCGCTTTTTTTAGAAGATTTATACCTGCATTACTGCGATAAAAATCTGAATATACAACTCTAATGATGTCTGATTGAATAATAAGCTTGGCGCATTCAATGCAAGGTGAAGTTGTAACATACATTGTTGCTCCAGAACTAGATTGTGTAGACTTTGCTAATTTGGTAATTGCATTACTTTCTGCATGCAAAACTTCCTTGCGAGTTACAAGTTGATTAAAATAGTCTATATCTTCACATTGGTTATTGAAACCTTTTGGTGTGCCATTATATCCATCGGATATAATTGATCCGTCTTTAACAATTAAACATCCAACTTGGAGCCTCTTAGATTTAGATAAAGAACTCCACTGTCTCGCCATTTTTATGTAAGTTTTATCTAGTTCAGGTTGATTTGCCATCGGGCTTTTTCCATATCTGGAATGACTTCAAATCTTTTATATCATCAACTTTAATCTGAGTTATCTCATCTTTTTCTCCAGCTCTTTTGTATATTCTGTACTTCGCTTTTTTAGCTAATGTTACAAATGGTAAATCGTATCTAATTTTATTAGACGAGCTTATCCAAGACGAGAGTTCTTTGCGGTTAACAAAAATAAAATCTTCTTTGCGCTCAAAAACGATAAAGTGTGCATCTCCATGAATCCATCCGTTCCTACCACTAGCATTTTTGAATTCAATCCAAAGCCAATTTTGGTCTTGTTTTTTATTTTTAATTTTTTTGACATCAACTTTAATTTTGATGGGTTTTCCTTCTGACCCTTTTCCTGTCAAGATGTGGGATACATTTTTGCAGTTTTTGTCAGAACTATTTCTTTTTCTAGGGGTATAACCCCGATTGAAAGCTAGTTCTTCAAATAAATTTTTAAACTTTGGCTTATCCTCTAGCACTATCTGATTTTTTGAGGTTTATCTGTATGTACCACTTTGACTTTTTTTAGATCGGGGTCTCTCCATGTTTTTAACACATTAACTAATTTTTGAGCTCTAGCCTCCGCATCTTCTTTTGAAGAGTAATTTCTTTCTTCAATTCTTCTTGAATTTCTAGTTACTACATATACTTTGCTTTTTGTTTCTGTTGTCATATATTATATTGATTTAATTAAATTTTTGCCCGAATTAGTTATCTTTCTTTCTCCATCAATTTGCATAAAGTTTTTGCGCAGAAGATATATTTCATGGTCTCTTCTTAGAGATGTTGGGCTTAAGCCCGTAATTGCGGATAAGGTTTGCAACTTGCAACTACCTCTTTCTTCAAGAATTTGTAGAATTTGTTTTTCTGTACAAGTAATTCCATGAGGGAGTATGCCAAGTAAATCTGTAAGGGCTTCATAATCTTTTGATTCAAAAGTGTTTTGATTTTCGCTCTCACAGTAGAGCACAATTTCTTTTGAGCGCATAACTGCATTGCGAGCGTTTCCTCTGACAGTTAATGAAAGCTTATCCATCGCTTCTTCAGAGAAATTAATTCCATCGCAATTTAATTTAATAATTTCTCCTAAGTCATTAGCATTATAAGCTTCAAAGTCAACTGTTGTTAACCTGTCTTTTAAGGGCGGAAATAATTTATCGCTTTCGGTTGTTGCAAAAATAAATGTTTGCTTTGTGAAATCAAATTCAAAAGTCTGATCTTCAAAAGTAAATTCTTTTTTGTTTGTCTTTTCTGTGTTAAAGATAGTCAAGAAAGCCATTGTCAAGTCTTTAGGTAACGCATGCGCTTCATCAAATAAAATAGTGATCTCATTATTCATGATGATTGGAATAAAGATTTGTTCGAAAAATTGAGTATTGCTTTTAATTGTTGAACAATTTAACTCTAAAAAAGGTCTCTTACCTCCATCTTTATTGTTCAAGTTTTTAGCGAATTCTTTTGCGAAAAGAGTTTTACCTAATCCTTTTGCTCCAACTAAATTTAGGAAAGGGCATACGCTGGTGGCATGATAAGCTTTTAAGTAAAAGTTAAGTTTTTTCTTAACGTTTTCTTGACCGATTAAGTGTGAAAAATAATTATTCATTATCAAAAGATGTTATTGCGTATTCAATTTTATCCTCTACCCCTTGAAGATCTGAGAAATCGTGAGAGACTTTTTTGTTTGCGAGATAATTTGCATAAAGCCTTCCTTTCACCCAATCTTCACTAACGGGAATAGAGGAAACTTCTTGTGATGCGAGATCTAAGATCTCGTCAACAGACAAGGAAACAATAGCTAGACCGCTTTTTTTGCCTGAATTACGGCGTTTACGCGGAGTACCATCTTTGTTTAATGAGATTTTTTTCATATACGAGTATTATCTCATATATATAGCTATAAGTCAAGCGTTAATTTACTTAATTTTCTTAGCAAGGAGGTTTAATTGACTCTTTAATTCCTCAATTGCGGAGTCTTGCGTTTCAACTAACTGCTTTAAATCGTGGATTTCATTTAAAGCTAAAATGAGCGCATCATCGGGCTCAAACATAATTTCATCTTCTTCTTCTTCCATAAGGTATTAATACACAAAAATTTAAATTGGTGGACGTGGCGGGAGTCGAACCCGCGTCTTTAAACCTTCAATGATGTACATCTACAAGTTTAGTTAATTTTTTTTAAAGTTATGATATTAACATCCAACTACCTGTTTCAATTATTTGCAGTTTGCGAAACAGGAAAACTTTTATCTGTTTTGCAGATTAATGACCTCGTAATCTTTCTATCTGCGTCAAAAGCTACGAGGTGGCATGCGTTACGCTACCAAAGCAAAAGCCTCGCTTTTTGGAGCGAAGCTTTTGACACGACTAAGATTTTTGCCATGTAATTTTTTGTGCCTTTTTTAGGAGCCAGACACACTCCTACTTGCAGTACATAAATTCAATTTAAATCGAATCCGGTACACGCCCATTAACTGTTAAAGATCAATTGTTTTTGTTTTTACCTAAATCTGCTAATCCTTGACCTAAAATATATGCCACTACAGGGCTTACAATTTGCATCACAATCTCTTGCGTTAGGCCTAGATTAAAAAAATGGTTTACGATAGGTACACCCGCAGCAACAACTGCTGCCCAGAATTTTTTGCTATGCCAAAATTGTTTTTCCATAATTAAAATAATTCTTCAGGGATATCTTCATTACTTTTAGAAGATTTAACTTCTTCTGCGGCTTGCTTTGCCACTTGCTCAACGCTAGCTTTATCCTGAGATGCTTCTTCAGATCTATAAATTACATAGTCCGGCGCTCTTTCGTTTTTATCTCGCCCTTTATTAGTGAAAACAACCACTTTCACAGGCTCTGTAACTCCTGGCATTGTTTCGACATTAATTGTTCCTGAAAGATATTTTTGATTCTTTCCGCTGCGTACCCAAAGAGCCCCTAGCTCACGATTACGCCACTCTGACTGTTGCTTATCTTGTGTTTGATTTTCCATAATTAGTTTTGTTTATATAAATTTTTAAGTTCTTGTAAAAATAAAGGTTTTGCTCCTTCACTAAGTTTTGTGTATTGTTTTTTTGCGCGAGAATATACTCGCTTCTGTGTTGCATCAGAAAGTTTAGCATCATAGTTAATGATTTTTCTTATTTCTTTTGCTATTGCTTTATTCATGAGATTGATTATATTATAAATAAATGTAAATGTCAAGAGTTATTTATTCAAATGTTGATTTTTCCCAATCAAAAAGTCCGAAATATGTCTTTGAAATGATGTTGTTTGAGGTGTATCCTTGGGTGATGAAAGAACATTCTTTCGTCTCAAACTCCTCAATAAAATCAGGTAATTGTGGATTGATGGTTTTTTTTAATTTATTGCAATAATTTTTTGATTCTTTTAGCGTCATACTGTTGTGATTAAATTTTGGAAAAATAGAACAGTGAGCTTTTTTACCTCTTCTTGAAAATTCAATTCCTTCTTTATGCTTTGGCATATTGAGTTTAAAATAAAAATTAATAAGATTAATAATTAAAGGGTTGTAAAAATATCTGTATTTTAATTCTGTACGCGCACCTTTATTGAAAGTTATAACTTTGCTGGAATTTTTGCCATCTGGTAGATATATTGCTTTTTTTGTTTTTAGTGAATTTAAATTGACCTTAATTGATAAATTAATTCCTTGTATAGATTGATTGTGGATGCCTGTTCTACTAGCAATGAAATCTTGCTCTCCAAAAAAACATTTCAAGCAATCTTCTTGCGCCGGTAATTTTCTACTGTAAATTTTTGTATAAAGCTTAATTGAGTTGATTCCTTTTTTTGAATAATCAAGGCCAAAGCCATCAAGCGCTTTATACTTTGACTTTAGATCTTTTGAAAGATCGCAGAAAGCTCTTAAATCTTTAGGGAGGCTGTTATTTAATATAAAATCATAAATTTTCATTGTTAACAGATAAGAAAGAAGGGACTACTTTATTGAATTTAACTTTCGTATCATTGTATATCTTAAGCCAACCAAACATTCTTCCTAGTAGAGGAAGGAAAAGGCAATTATGTGGAGTTATTCCATTGTCTAGAGACAAGCAAGATATAATACAACCTATATTCATTGGGACAGGCATAATTTTTTCCAAATTTATGCAAAAATTTGTATGATCGCCGAACATTTGTTTGTATTTATTTTTCAGAAAAACAACTCTATTATCTTCGTTCTTTATGGATGGATGGCCGAATCCCAGAATTTTTTCATTAGTATGTCTGTCCAGCACTTCTTGGGGATTATGCTGATGGTTTTTATGTATAAATTCTGCGATTTGCTGTATAGGTAAATGTTGATCACTAATACAACTTAGTCCTGCAGATAAGGCATGGGATAGCGATGCGCCTGAATTGCAGGCTAACGCAACAACCGCTGAGCTTGGCGGTTCTATTTTTACAGGAAAATCTATAAAAACATTAGACAAATCATTGAATAAATCTAATTGAGCTTCGGTTAATTCGTCTCCTGCAAGATATTTATATATATCATTTTTAAACATTTAATGAAGCTTCATGTTTTGTTGATATTAAGTTGGTCTGAGCTTTGTGTTTTTCTATAATTTTTTTAGAGTTTTTGATAGACGCCTCATTTTGAGAATGAATTTCATAAATGAATTTATTGATCCCAATATCTTTTAAAAAATTAGCCATAAAAATTCTTAGTTCAGTGCCTACGTTTTGTCGTCTATAATTTTTATCAACAACTGTCAATACTCCTAGCGCTATTGACTCTTTCAGATCGTAAACTTCATTTGGTTTTGTTGAAGCGCAAGTTAGGCCTATTAATTTTTCTTTAAGACTGTAGCCAAAAATTGGCTGATCTTCAAAAATAATCGGGAAAATTTCTGTTTTATATAAACGATATGCGTTTTTTTTTGTAGCTTTTAACTTTCCTATGAATAATGAATCATTGTTATCTATGCAGGATTTTAATAATTGAATTATCTTCTCTTCGTGCTGAAAGTCTAAATTATGTATATTGCTCATCACACATAATGATACTCTACGGTTGATAAACTTTCTAAATTTTTACCTCCTGAGTAGCTTATAGCGCTCTGTATGTCTTGTTGAATTTCTTTCAGCTTTTGTTCGTATGTCATCCCGTTATTCTTGATTTTATTTAATTTTCCTTCGATATGGTTCCTGTGTTTTTTATTTTCATAACTTGCCGAACCAAAGTAAGCTTTATGAAATTCTCCATTAATCTCTATGATAGCAGCAGGACTATCTATGCAACTCGCAAATAAACCTCCCGCCATAACCATGTCTGCACCAGCAACAATAGCTTTTGCAATATCTCCGTTGCATCTAACTCCTCCGTCTGCAATAATAGGTACTCGAAATAAATTTTCTTCGCTCTTTCCTGTGTATGTATTTGAGCAGTCTTTAGTGCAACTAAACATAGGTAGTGTGAATCCAGTTTTATCTTTTGTCGTGCAGGGAGAACCTTGGCCAATTCCAACTTTTACCACATCTGCTCCTGCGTTAGCTAAATCAATCACCGCCTGTCGAGTTGCTACGTTACCTGCTATAATTTTTGTATTAGGTAATTCTTTTTTAATAAATTTAATCATGTCAATCATTTTTTTTGAATGACCATGGGCAATATCTATTGTGAGGAAATCAATAGAGTTTCCTCGCCTTCGTATTTTATGTATTTTATCTTGATCTGAATCTTGAACTCCTACGCTAAACGATATTATTTTCCAGTTTTCGGCGTTTGCGATAGCTACATTGTCTGCAAGATCATTATTGAATCGATGCATGACATAAAAGTATTCATTTTCGCTCATCCATTTTGCTAAACTCATGTTGATGACAGATTGCATATTGGCAGGAATAATTGGAAGTTTAAATTTAAACCCGCAAAATTCGACACTTGTATTGCATTCTGATCTGCTTGAGCATTCACTATATTTTGGAACTAAAACAATATCTGAGTAATCTCTGTATTTAACTGTCATAAAAATCGTCTTCTTTTTTCTTGTTAAAAAGCCAAATAATTCCACCTATGATTCCAAAAACTAAAAAATCTCCAGTGAAAAATTCAAAATAAGAAGTTGCTAGTGTGTACATTATCTATATTCCTTTTGAAGTAGTCTCCATCTGTCTGAGTCAATAGGCTTGTTTCCGCAATCTATAGCGAAGAGCATATCTATAATCTCATCAACTGTATTATAAATATATTTATGCGGGAACATTCCAAGCATCCATAAAGGAGTCTTTGATTTTCCGCCTTCCATACTAACAAAAACAGGTTTCTTCTCTCTAACTGCAGTGACAATCTCTTCTGCACTGCCCCAGCTTGCGACCTCAGGAACGAGGTGGGCTACTATAAAATCGCTTCGATCAACTAAATTTAAATCATATGCTCGAACCGTTTTCATTCGATCTGTAACTCGATCGTATTGTTTTGTCTTCATCCAAGTTTCCATTTCTTGGCGAGAAGCTTCATCTTCTTCTACATCTTTAATAAATGGTTTTTTATAGGGGTCAAAGCAAGTTATTCCTAGTGGTTCAAGTTTTTCTGTTACATGCTCTCTCCAATTCCTGCCACTAACATATTGCATGTGGCCTACTAAATAACATTTAGTTCTGTACAATAGATTATTCATGCCTGAATTATATCAGACAATAACTTTAATGTCAAGACTTATCTTGCGGCAATAACATGAATATCATATTTAGACTTTAATTGCTCATCAAAATTTAATGTAAATTTTTGTTGATCAATATTAGATAATGTATATTTTTTTGTTGAATGCGTGGTTTCGTAAGGCCAGGAGTAAACTTGAAATTCTTTCCATTCATTTTGTTCACTTGAGTATACGTAAGTATAATCTCCTGATGTATGATACCCGTCAAGATCAATATCATTTATTTCCATAAAGTCTGAACCGCTAACATTTATTTTTGCCCAAAAATCTTGACCCGTGCATATATATAAAAAGTCGCCCTCTACTTCCCGATCTCCGCTAGAGCCCGAGGCTCTTTGCTCTAGTTCATAATCAACTCTTTTCCATTGATTAAAGTCTGTGAAAAGATAGTAATACGAATCTTCAAATAATGTTTGGCCTGGAAGTCCAAAATCAGTAGGTCTTCGCGTTTGTTTGGATTCTAATGTTAAATTTATTACGGGAGTTCTATTAAATTCTTCAGGAAAGAAAATTTGGTACGAATTATGCCCTTCGTGCAACCCTGTTGAAAATGATTGCAGTTTTGTTTGATGTATTGAAACTATCTGTTGCACTGAGGCTTGAACCTGTAAAGAATAGCCTACTCCTGTCATTAACTGATCTAGGTTGAGTAGAAAAGAATCTCTGTTAATATCTGAAATGTAATAGTTAAGAAACGTCTCCCCATTGTCGTTTAGTAAAGTAGTCTGTATTGAAGGTTTTGATCCAAATGTTTTTGGTAAATCAATTTCATACCTAATACGTCCAGGGTTAAGCTTTTGCGTGAAAAATACAGGTTCATCGTATTTTTGAGGTACAACTTTTTCATAAGCTCCATCTTCACCTGTTACATATAATTCTTCAAAATATGCTTCTCCAGACATGTTTAAAGACCCGGAGTTAATATCTGTATTAATTCTTACGTTGCCTGAATTATCAATAGAAAATTTGTTTTCTCCAGAAATAATCACATCTATTCCTGAGTTTATATTTAGGTAATTAGAGTCGTCCGCAGCAATCCTTAAATAGTCCGAAGAAATTTCAATATAACCTTCGTGCTGATTGGATTTTAAAATACCTGATAGATACAAATCTCCTTCCGCTAATAAGTTTCCGCCACAAAAAATGTTTCCAGAAGATGTTAAATCTCCACCTATATTCGCTTGATCGTCAACGTTCAAAAAATTAGAGGAAAAACTTCCCGAAAATATTCCAGAACCTTCAGATATAAAGTTACCTTCAGAATGAATACCTCCATCAACCTCTAGCGAAGCCTGAGGGTCTGATTGTCCGGCAGAAAACTTATTTCCGATTCCAACTTTATTAAAATAAATTTGCTCACCTATAAAATTGTATCCGCTAATGTCTCCTTCTTGAGTTGTATCTATAATTTCTTTTGTAAATAATTTACCGTTAAACGAACAGTCATCGGCAAAGATTTTTTTGCCTCTAATCAATTGATCTCCTGTTAGCGAAACTGTATCGTTAACAATAGAACTCTTTAAATCTTTAAAGTTAATTACAGAATTATTTTCATTCGGTTTTGTTACTAAAAATAAAAAATTGTCGTGCTGGTTGGATTGTGTATGGCTTGGAGGTATTTCAGTTGGGAATGCGTGCAATGCGTTAATTTTTTGAAAACTTGATATGCGATTATTTTTCATTATAATTAACTAATTCTTTGATTTTGTTTTTGAGTTGCTATTGTGTGTACTGTGAAGTTATTTTGAGGAGCATTATCAAAATATAAGGTGTATCCTGTACTGTTTACACCTGAAATTAAAAATTTATCTTCTATATCTATATTTTCTAAGGTTGCAGATATTTTAACATTTTCATATTCTTCGGGAAAATTTATTTCATATCTTTCGCCTTGTGCGTTAAAAGAGTTCGAAAAACGATATATCGATTTCTTTTTTGATGCAAAAATAGAATCCGAATCTCCCATAACAATTGTATGCAACTTAGATTCATTGTTATCTATATTTGATTCAAATTCAATTTCATAAGAATATTGATCAAGCCCGTAAATTTTATAATTATTAATTCCAGTTTGGTTTTTAAAACAATTCTCTGCTGATGTCGAAATTACAGGAACGCTTTTAAAGGTTTTTGGAAAAGAAATTGTAAAACTTTTTTCTCCTGAATTTAAATAACTAGTAAAGGCTACGGACTCTTCATTTCCTCCTATAAACTGTCCGGAACTATGCTGCACAGAAGGAATAAATGATTCGCCAGAGAATGAAATTTCTCCAGAATTAATTCCATTCCCTAGGATAGGAGACTCCGCAATTCTTATATGGTTTTGTATATTGCATAACCCAGTGTTTGAAAGGTTTAAAAGTTCATTAAATGAATCTTTAAAAATTAAATTAGAGCCTAATACACCAGTATTATTTTGCACGTTAATGATTCCAGACATTGAGTTTGGGTGAGAGGTGCAATAGTAACTATAGCTTCCTGTTTCAGTTGAAGAGAAAAGTGTTCGACCTTCGTTTGATTCAGTAGCTACAATATTATTGGAAGAATCTTTTATTTCAAGCGTATGTCCTTGACCTGCGTTGTAAATTGTTAAAATGTCATCAATGTATAGTGTGATAGTTGGGTCTTCACCTTGAATATCTCCAGAGAAACTATAATCGCTTCCGTTTCCGATTATTTGTGCATTTAAAATCCTAGATTCTGAAATTAAGCCTTCTGTGGATATAAAATTTAATTCAGAATCTGTATAAAAGATAGACTCTTTAATTGATATTTGTCCTCCACTAATATTTAAATCGTCTAATGCATATATATTGTTGTTGGAATTTAAGGTTTTAAGAGAAGCATTATCTGTAATGTTTATTCTGTCGCACTGTAATGAGTTCGTCGAACTTAAATCTTCATTATTTACCACTAAGTTTTCCCTGCAATGTATGTCTAATGTATTACAGTAGGATTTTTCTTCAGCGGTTTTGATGTTTAATTCTCTGAAATATCCTGTTTTTGATTGAAAGTTTATTCCTGAAATGTTTTCTCCGGTTGATATTGAACCTATTGAATTTATTGAAAGCCTTCTATTTATGTGGACTTCGTCATTAAAATTTTTTTTTCCACTTAAGGTTTGATCTCCTCTGAGATGCATTGCTTCAGCTAGGGTTGAATTATATAAACCAGAAAACGATATAATTTCATTGCTTATCTTTGGATTAATTACCATGAAATACCGCTCATCATTAAGCTGAGAGTATGGAGGAGGGGAGCTTTCATAGTTAAAGCTCGTTCCGGAAGAAAAAAGTGGTCCAATCTTAGGTAATTCTGATATTCTTTGATTTGGCATGGCAGCAAGCTTTATTACACCAAAATACAAGAATTTGTGTAATAACTTTAATGGCACAAGGAGTAATGGATAGGTTGACCTATGAGCGGTTAGGGGTAATATTGACTGACGCTCCTGCGTACAAGGAAGCTGGTTCAAAATATAAAGATTTGATTAGGGTTCAAAATATGAGTTACGACTTAACTCATCAATCGACAGATATTAAAGCTATTGGAGCCGATGAGTTAGTTACTAGAGATGGACAAAGCCCTGTTGTGAGGGCTCCAGACGTTTCTTGTGATATAGGGTATTTATTTACCAACGGCCTTAACGAAAACAACATAGGGTTTCACTTGAGTAAAAATGGTAGTGTTTTAAAAAATTTTTTATTACAAAATCATACAGACGACATAAATATATTGATTGTTTCATCGAACAAAAATGAAAATGAAGATCTTGTCTTTTTGGAATCGGAGCAAGACTTTGAAAATTTCAATATAATAGGTATAGGTAATGCATTTTTATCTCGTTATGCATACAGCGCATCAATAGGGCAATTTGCATCTAGCACAATTTCTTATGGAGGGAGTAATATCCAGTTTGATTTATATTCTGAACAAAATAGACCAAAGCTCCCTGCTGTAAAACTGGGAGCAAATAATATAAGGTCAGAAGAAGTGCTTGAGCTAGCTCCGGGAAAATTTACAGACTTTCATCACTCTTTTGATAAAATATTTGACTCCCATGTTTCTCCTGAAATTTCCGCAATTTCTCCCGGAACGATTAACGCTACAATTTTCAAAATTAACGGAGATAGGGGTGGCGCTGTCGTTGATTCCGTAAATGCCGCAATTCAAAATATAAATATAGATCTTCCTATTCCTCGCCAAGCAATTTATGGATTAGGAAGTAATTTTATATTTGACCGAAAATTAAAATTACCAATTATAGGCTCTTTGTCTATAGATATGATATTAAGAGAATACTCTCAGGATAAATTGGACGGATTTTTAAACAAAACTAATACATATGACATAATTATCGATCATAAAATCGATCCTCTTTTGGCTGGTAATGAGGGAGATTTTTTCGCAGATGAAATTAGTGAGAAATTATACATAAACATAGGTGACTCAGAGTGGAAAAGTACTTCGCATGGGCAGGGCTCGACCGAAGAAAATACTTCAATAAGCTCTAGTCAAAAAGAGTACTTTTCTGGCGATTATAATTTTTATTATGCCAGAATAAAAGATTCTTTGTGGCTAAAGGTTCCTTTGGAGGAGAGTTTTTTCCAGGATCAAGAGGCGGATGTATTTCAGAAAATTTATCAAAATAATTACATTCATATTAAAACAGAGAGTTCTTGGGTCAAGTTTCTTGTTGAAGATCTGGTTTTAGATAATGATCTAATTGAGGGGCTATCTTTTGAATCTAAAAGTAAATTAGTTAATAATATAACATTTGAAATTAATAATGCTCAACTTCAAAATCAATCTTATAGTCACGAAATAGGTTCTGATGTTATGGTAAGTTCAGCCCTATCTTTTGGGGTTTCTAGAGACGACGGTTTAAAACTTTACCCTCGGTTTTTAGCGAGAGTAGCTCCAGTTTGGGTGACTAATATAGATAATATAACACATGAAGAAAATGATGAATCGCCTTTAAATTACGATAAAAATATAGATCTTGGTGATAGTAAAGTTAGTTTTTCTTTAGGTGGAGCTGACTCGGAATACTTTGAGGTTCATCCGAATGGAAATATATTTTTTATAGAAAGTCCTGATTTTGAGATCAAATCTTCATATGCTTTATCTGTAACGGCAACAAATGAATCCGGGCATTCATTGAAAAATATAAATGTTCAAATTGTAGATAAAGTTGATTCTAACCCTGTTTGGTCTTTAACTGAAGAAACTATAAATCACCCAGAGGGCACAAATATAGTAGAGTACAATCAGGATTTAAATATAGACCCAACCCATGCTTTTTATGGATTGTCCGGAGAAGACAAAAAGTATTTCTCGCTTTCCTCTTCGGGAGAACTTTCTTTTAGGTTCACTCCTGATTTTGAGACTGCAATTAAAAAAGATTTTGATATATTTATTACTGCCTATAATCAGTTTGGTAACACAAGTAAGTATCTTAATATACAAATAGTTAACGTTCAGGATGCGGCTCCCGAGTGGGTCTCTAGCACTGATTCCATCAATGTCGAAAGAGGCTCCTTGTCTTCTTTATTAATATCAAGCGAGATAAAAGAATTTGAAGATTATCCAGTGTTTTATACTTTGTCTGGACCAGATTCGCATCTATTTGAAATATCCAGTACAGGTGAGATTAGATTTATCGGAGACCCTCATTTAGTCAATAAAACGGCACTTTATTTTGAAGCTAGAGTATTTAACTCCGCAGGTTCATCGAGTAAACAGTTTAAAATTGAGATCAATCAGCTTATATCTTTTCAAAATAGCAGAGTAGTGTTTCAAAAAAATGAACAGGGAGATTCTGTTAAGATTGGCGCTGTATTAAAGCAAAGATTATATCCTGCTTATATTTTCCAGGAAGATTATTCCGTTCCCAGTTTTGTTTATTTTGCTTTAACTGGGTACGGTTGGTTTCAGGTGCCATTAACTGAGTCAGAGTTTAACAGCGATGAGTCATTAAATTTTTACGAAGAAGGGGATAAAATCTTTACAGATAATTTTGTTCACATATATACTAACTCAGGCGGATGGATGAAAACCGCAATTACACAATAAAAAACCCCCTAATTTTCATTAGGAGGTTTTTTAAAATAGAGCTGTTAATTTAAATTAAGCGAAATACTGATGTATTCCTGTGGCGTTTCTTGATCCAGAAATAAATAGTCCGTTTCCTGTATCTTGCGGTCCGCCGATTTGAGCTGTAAATGTTAAGTCTACTGTTTTATTATCTCCGATTGAGGAACTAAAGGATTCTCCTTCTAACCTTGCATTTCTAATAGTAAACAACATTGCAATGTCTCCGGTTCCGAATTGATCTGGCTCTCTTAATGTAAATTGTAAATCATGCTGTTCCTGATCAAAGAGAATGTCTGTAACATTACCTTCTTTTAAATCAGAAAGAATAGCGCTTACGGAAACATTAATATTTAATGGGAAATCCACAACTTTACTGTATCCATATGGATTTCCGAGTCTTTCAATAGTACTTCTTCCTACTGGAATATCAATACTAAAACTCTGAATGTGAGCACTACCTGCATCATAATCTTTTTCTGGATCAGAAAAAGGAAGCGGCTCAAACAAACTGGCTCGACCTCCGTTACCTAATGCCATATGAATATCTCCTGGGCGTAAGCAAGAGACTCCTTCTTTACCAAAATCAATTTCACTGTCTACATCGTGAACTCCGCTAATCGCAGGAGGAATAGAAAACTCTCCCCCTGTCATTGGAATACCAAATTGATTGTTGATTGCCGGAAGCTCAAGGTCTTGAGTTCCTGTATAACTTCTTAAATTAAATCCGTCAATTGTAACAGAGGCTGTTGGCATTCCACCTACAGAAGCTTCAACTGAATAATTTGTAACAAAACCATTTCCAAGAGCTATTACATTTTTAAGAGACTCATCATCTTCGTTTCCTACTGCGTCTGTACCCTCTTGAGTCGTGATGATGAAAAAGTTTTTTCCTCCTGGGTTTTCCGCGTCTTCAGTTCTTCCAAGGAGAATATCTCCTGCAATCGCTGATGTAGCTCCGTCAACGTTCATTCCTAGAATTTTTTCATTAATACCATTAGTTAGATAATATGAAAAATCTAATGTCACTGTGGGAGGCTCAAGAGATACGGAATCAATTCTGGCTAGTTGGCCAAACTGATTAACGTCTTCTCTGTTTACTGTAAAACTATAATTTGCACTTTGAACTCTGCGTAATTGCATAATTCCAGTACGTATCTCTCCTCCTGCAGAAACAGCTTCTGCTTTGGTAGAGTATCCGGTTTTTGTGTTCCAATTGTCGCTTGATACGCTGTAGTGATTACCTGTGGCATCAACTGTTCCAGCGTATAACGCCTCGCTTTGATAAATTACTCTTGCTCTATTTGCCATAATATTTTATATATGAAGTTAAATTTCTGTTTAAAATTACATTTTTTATGTTATAAAGGGAACTTTATTGTCTTGGAAATCTTAAATTGGTTATTTCAAAATCTAAAAATCCAATAAATAATGATTGATCTATGTTTTTGTTTATTCTGTCACTAAGTTTAGATGCTCTAACATCTTCTATATGAAAAAGGTTTGTATTTTTTTGAGAAGCAAGTGTTTTATAGTTGAATCCAGATGCATCTCCAAATTCATTTAATGGGTAATCGGAGAATTCTAATTTTGAGAAAACTTCATTTTTTGAGTCTGAGAATGCAGATAAAGCCCCATCAAGCTGAAAAGTATTTTCTGCAAAAATTACGCATCTTATATTTGTCGTCGTTTTATCTTCGCCTCCAAACGCAAAAGCTTCGTTCTGCACTAATTCTGGATTTACAAAAATTGCAGGTACAACTTGTTTGTGAGGAGCTATGCCGGAAGAGTCTTGCTTGAATCTTCCGTTCGAATCAAATTTACTTTCAACTATAAGCTGCTCTTCTGTTTGGTTGGTTATGTAGAAATTAAATTCTTTTACAGAATATTGCCCGCTTAATGTCATATTATCTGCCCCAAAAGAAGAATCTAATATTACTCGTCCATCATCAAAATCTAATATTAAACCGTTGTCTCCTCTTTCCATAAAGACTCCATCGTTGTAAATTCCGCTAGGTACTTGCGCTCCTTCAACGCTTTCATCAAAAACCCACTGTTTATGAGGGCTGCTATAAGTGACAAATTCGTCTCCAAGTTGATCGTCTGTAGCCATTGGGTAAAGAGAAGACGCATAATTTTGATAAGCTTCCGCTTTGTTTGTGATGAAATTATCAGCCCAAAGCATGAAGCTTGTAGTTAATTCGTGTTGAAATTGCGGTTTCATTTTTAAAAGTTTTTCGCGGAAACTCTTGAGGCTTCAATTGAATTTAAATTATCTTCAAATTTTGATAGAATATCTTTAATATATGGTATTCTAACCATTCCTCCTGAGCTTTTATTTTTGTTTTGGAAGCCTGCTCCAGATCGACTGGTTGCGCTCAACTTATTCATGTACTGACCGAGATTAGGGATTCCTCTACCTTCTATTTCTCTGAGCCAGCTAGCTCCATTTGACCAAGGCATGGGGGTGCTTGAATATAACTCTTGTAAGGAAGGGGATGTTACAATATATGTCCAAATGAAACCATGCATTCCTATGCTTCTGTTTTTTATAAAAATATTTGTCTGTTCAAGTAGATTAGATACAGGGCTAATTGGGTCAACCCCTTCTTGAAAACCTATAAACCCATATAGATTTCCCTCTGGCAAAGTATTGGTGATATTCGAAGCGCCTGAGCCCGCCTTAAGTTCTCTAGTGACAGGGTGGCTTTGAAAGTCCCTAATCATTTGATTTTTTACGTTCCTAAATTGCTTTTCAATAATCAATCTTGCCTGCACAAGCAGATCTTTATCTTTTTTTACTTGAGATTTTACTGAATTTCTAATTGATCTACTGAGTGCTTTGGCCATTTTGTTCTATTGGTCTTAAAAATAATGTTATGAATTGAACTTTGTCAAAAAGCCCATGAGCTCTAGGGTCAGATTCTACATGAAACATTCTTCCATCTAATTCTACTCTTTTCGCTTCTTTTAAATAATCATAATCCTCCAGTTTTAATTTTATTCTGACTACGCTACTAGGATCGGGCCTATTAACTTTTATTTGTGTTCCCGCTTCTCCAAATTGCTCAAGAGTTCTGTCGGTGTCATACCTTATTCTTGCTTTAAAAACTTTTTTAACAGGAACGTTTTGTACGCTAGGGGTCGATTTTCCAGAATTTCCGTATAGATAATTGTAATTAGGGTCTGTACTTATAATTACTTTCTTAGCTTCTTTGTAAACAATAATATCCCTTCCGAATGTATCATGAAGGTTAAGTAAGTTTTCGGCAATACTCTCTTTTTCTTCAGCTGAAAAGAAATCTGTCATGAATAGATTTACACTAAACATTATTTTTTGTGTATCTCATTGTAGGCACAAGGTCAAATAAAGGTAAAATTAATGGAAGCAGAAGACATTTTTAAAAAATGTTATCACAGGAATACAGTCTCCTTATTTAAAGGATTTCTGATTATTCTTGAGGATTTATATAAAGAGCATCAAATAAGTTTTGATAAGTTAAAGGATAATCTCCCAGAGGGTTGCATGCCTGTTGTTGATCAGGCCGATTATTTCAGCGAAGAGAAATTAAAACATCTTCGAAAAAAAACTTTAGATATTGGCAATGAAACTATTAGAAATATCGAGAGCGAATTAGATAATTATACTATAGGATTTACATTTAAATAATCATGACAGAATCAGCAACAAAAGAAAAATTAGAAACAATGGACGATACTCGAAAAAAGCTGAGAGAAATCTACAGCTTCACTTTTGAGAAAGAAGAAAAAACGAAAAGGACCGAGACTAGCGAAGTCACTAATCCTGAAACTGGCGAAAAGGAAGAGGTCTCTGTAACTAAAGAGGTTTCTGAAAAAGTTCCATACAGAATTATAATGAAGCAGCCTACACGAAGGCAAATTGAAGAAGCTGAATTAGAGTTTAGTGTTGAAATGAGTAACTGCATTAAAAAAGGTGTTCTTACGAAAGCTATGTTAGCTAAGAAATACAGTGATACCGGAGGTTTATTGGCGGAAGATGACGCAAAAGCTTTAACTAAAATGTATGTTTCTTATGGAGAGCTATCTCAAGAAAGCGAAAAACTAAATGTAAAAACTACTGGGCGCACAGAAAAAGATGACGCAAGAATTAAAGAAATATCTGGTGAAATCTCGTTGTTAAGAAAAGATATTATTAATGTAGAAACTTCGTACGCTAATTTATTTAATCACACGGCAGACGTTCGTGCGGAAAATAAAGTGATTCAGTGGTATATTTTAAATTTAACACATATTCAAAAAGATGATGAAGATAGCTCTAAGCCTTTGTTTGAAGGTAGAGATTTTGAAGATAAGCTTCAGCGTTACTACGAACTAGAAGAAGAAGGCGACGAAGTTTATGATATAATCGGTGGAAAAATTGCAGCTTTATTTAGCTTTTGGTATTATAGTTCTGGCGCCGTGACTAGAGCCGACTTCGAAAAACTTGATAGCGATATCGAAGAAGGTAATATATAATATGTGGAAACCACAAGGCGCAGAAGAGTATTTAGGGATGTAGTCAGAGGTTATTCCACTACAGTTCTAGACGACAAAGTCGTATACATTAAGCATCTTACTCCTCATGATCAGGTAGAGCTTGAGGAAATAGAGGAACGTTATTTCGAATCTGCGAAGAAGAGAGGTGTTCCAACCGAACAGGATATGCTTGACTATCTAAAGGAAGAGGGGCAATGGACGGAAGAGGATGAAAGAATTATCACTGAAAAAACTTTATATGTTGAAAACTTAAGAACAACATTAACTAAATTAGTTTTAAAGGCAGAAATTGATCAACAGAAAAAAGTAATTGAAGAAGAAAGTTCTATTCTTACTCGCAAACAAAACGAAAAAAATAATTTAATTGGCAATACTTGCGAAAGATATGCGAAAGAAAGATTAAATGATTTTTATATGATTTATTCTTTTTATAAAGATGAAGATATGAGTTGTAAGTTGTTTAGTGAGAACGAGTTTGATGAATTAGAAAACGAAGATATAAAGCTTGTTATAAATAAATATAATCAAGTATTCGAAGGATTCTCAGAAGAAAATATACAATATACTGTTCTTGAAGATTTTTATAATCCTTATCTTAGTTTTGCTGAGGACAGTCTTCAATTTTACGGAAAACCATTTTGTGAATTAACATATAATCAAATAAGATTAATCGTTTATACTAGAGTATTTAAAAATATATTTGATAGCAATGAAAATATACCAGAAAAAATAAGAAAAGATCCTGCGAAACTTTTAGAATTTGGTAGCAGCTCAAGAGAAGAGAGAGAAAAAATAAAAGATAAAGTGACGAGTGGGGACGGAGGTACTATTGTCGGCGCTAAAAAAGAAGATTATGATCGATTGGGAATAGAAAGACCTACTGGTAGTGTTAATTTACACGAAGAGGCCAAAAAGAAAGGTGGAAGCCTTAACATGGAAGATTTGATGAAATTGCACGGAGTCGTTTAATTTTTAGTGTATAGATACCTTATCTAAGGAATAAGGAAAATGGCTATTAATCTTGACGTACACGGTAATACACAACCTCTTGAGGCAGCGGTTCAAGCTGCAGTAAACAGAATTCGCAGAACGCCAATCAAAATAACTGTTGACGATAAGGGTGCAACACAGCCTTTAGGCAACATGAAGCGCGGGGCTGACGAATTTACAAAATCAATGGAGGCCGCTAATGCTCGTATTATAGCATTCGGTGCTTCTATGGCAATTATAAATGGCGTAGCAGATTCTTTTAAAGCTATGGTTAGGAATATGGTTGAGGTTGAAAAATCTCTTGCGGACATTAATGTTGTTATGGGCTTGAACGCTCAAAGCCTTGATAAATTTAGCGATGGTTTATTTAAAGTCGCAAAAGAAACTGGGGCAGCGTTTAAAATAGCAGCTGATGCGGCAACAGAATATGCCCGTCAAGGCCTTAATGTAGAAGAATCTCTTAAGAGGACTAAAGACGCTCTTATTCTTACTCGATTAACAGGAATGGATTCTGCAGAGGCGGTAAAATCTTTAACTGCCGCAATGAATACTTACGGGCACCAAATAAAAGATACTACTCAATTGGTAAGTAAGTTTGCTGCCGTAGATGTAAAGTTTGCTGTTAGCGCAGAAGATTTTGCTGACGCTATTTCCAGAACTGGTGCTGCAGCAAAAGGAGCTGGTGTAGATATTGACGAATTAATAGGTTTGGTTACCGCCGCTCAACAACAAACTGCTCGAGGGGGAAAGGTTATTGGTAACTCGTTTAAAACAATTTTTACTCGTATCGGAAGGACAGATACATTAAATCAATTAGAAAATCTTGGCATTGCTGTTAGGGATATTGAAGGTAAAACTCTTGGCGCTAAACGAATACTCTCTGATTTAGCTAATACATTTGATACATTATCTGAGGCTCAAAAAGCTCAAATAGCTCAAACTGTTGGTGGAGTTTTTCAAATCAACGTTTTGAAAGCTGTTCTTGGTGACGCTGCAAAGCAAAATGGTATTCTTGCAAATGCCACGCAAATATCTGCAAGTGCAACAAACGAGGCTATAACAAAAAATGAACAACTAAGAAACACAATGGCCGCAATGGCCACAGAAACAGGTCTCGCAATAAAACAAGTTAGCGCTCAAGCGGGCGAAATAGCATTAGGCCCTGGAATAGAAAAAGTACTTAATACAGTTAAGGCTCTCGCCGAAAACATAAGTGGTTCGTTAGGTGATGGAGAGGGCGCTGGAAATGAATTCGCTAAAGGTTTATTAAGAGGTATTGGTAATGTTATTACGGGTCCTGGATTAGTAGTTTTAACGACGGTCTTTATTAAATTATTTGGACAAGCGTTTAAGTTTACTAGAGATAGTTTAGGGTCTTTAATTGGCATAACTAGTGAAGCTCAAAAGCAAAAAGCCATTCAAACGTCGCTTGTTACTTTATTTGGGCAAAACGCCGCATTAAGCAAGGAAATGTTGCGCACAGATATAAGTAGAACCGAGAAAGAAAAGGTGATTTTAGGTTTGCTTAAAGCTCAAGTCGCTGAAGCTAATGTTTTAAATAATGTCAGCAAGCAAGCCGCCGCAACTTTGTACTCTAAAGGGTTTGGCGCAAGCTTGACCCCAAGAAAAGGTCGCGCCTACGGCCATATTCCTAATTTCGCTCACCCAGAGAGAGAGCAAGCCGCTAAAGGTGGATACTCTGCAGGAAATATTCGAGAAATGAATATGCCTGGGGAGGGCCCAATTATTTATAATAGCTCTGAGACGGTTAAGAATTTTAAGGGGATGAATCAGCCTGCAATTATGCCTCCTCAATCAAGCAAAGCTGGAAAAAACTATCAACAAGCATTTGGTGATATACATGGGTTTGATCCTTATGCTGCAGGGGGGTATATACCTAATTTCTCACAGGGGACCGCAAACGCTGATAAGCGCATGGTAGTTTTTGCCGCCTCTTCTCAAGGGGGTGGTAAATTTAGTGGGCAAGATAATGTTAATAACAAATTTTTTATATCTCCACCAAAAAAGAAAAACGAATCTTATAAATTTGCCGACATTAGTAAGCAAGGACTTAGAGGCGCAAACCCAAGAGGGATGGTTCCTGTTAATGTTCCGTATTTTACGATCGGCAAAAACGACGCAAATTTAGATAATCATCCAGATGCTCAATCTTTTATTTATAATCAAATGCAAAAGGCTGGACAAAAAGTTGCACAAGATGCAGCAAATAAACTTTTTAAAGTTCAAAATGCAAGCGTTAAGAGGATTGAAACTAAAGATATTGCTGCGTCTTCTGGTAATATATTTGAGGCAGCTATTATGGCTGCTGAAAGCTTAGTAGCTAGAAAATCAATGGGGCCAAATCCTGTTGGCAATACATTGTTAGATATTCCGAGGAGTGGCAGAGATAAATTGTGGAAATTGTTTGGAGCTGGCCCTCTCGGAGGCTTAGGTGCCGAGGCAAAAATAGCCTTAGGAGGAGAAAGCTCTGGAAAAGGCGGAAAGCATTTGAAAAGCGCCGCGGAAAAATTTTATAAAATAGATATAAAAAAGCAAGCTCCATTTGGGGATAAAGCATCAAAAACCACCGTTTCCAAAAGCTCTGAATTGGGTAGCAATAATAAAGCAAATTTATTAACTAAAAAAAGCGGCAATATTCTTTATTGGGGTCAACCTATAGATAAAACAAATAAGGGGCAGCAGGACTCTATTCGACAAACGTTTTCTAACACTGATTTTGGCAAAGAAGATATAACCGCCAGACTGCTTGATCAAAAATTTAATATTAAAGCTTCGGGGTTCATTCCTAATTTCGCAAAAGTAAAATGGTCCATTGATAAAAAGAAAGGTCAGTATGGATTGACCGGGTCTCATATGGAATTAATGCAATTCGTGGATTACCTTGAAAGAGCTGGCGTCGAACCTAAGAAACTAGAAGTTTTAAAAACAAGAATTAAGAAAATCCAATCAAACGTAGGCAAAAAACGAACAGAATTTAAGCAAAATAATGTTCCAGGTTTTGGCAGGTCTGGAGCAAGGTATTACGACCAACTTAGGGCTATCAGTGAAGGTAGCTATCTTGATACAAAAGGAACTTTCATAAAAGACCTTGGTAAGCATGTTAAGGATTTTAATCGAGGTGGAGGTATGTTTGCTGCTGGTCTAAATGCAGGCAAAGGTTTTATACCTAACTTTGCAGCAGATCCCTTAACTGATGCGATAGGCAGAGAGCGTGACGCAGGAATTCCTGTTTCTCAAATCAGAGTAGGAACTCATTCAGCCTTAATGAATAAAGGTAATCCAATTGGTCTTGGCGTAACTAATACAAAAGATGAGCCGAATGGTTTGCGTGATGTGTTTGGTTCGGCTAATGGATTTGTGCCGAATTATGCTATACCCACACTTTCTGCAGGCGATATGGGCTTCAGGATAGATAAGACTCAGCAACAATTAGCTGATCAATACAATTCAGAATTAAAGAAAAGAATCAAAAGAATGAAGAAGGGGGATTATTCCTTTCAACAATTACAAAGATCTATTTCTACCTTAAATAATAGGTATAATATAAGCGCCAGCGCGCAACAAAATGTCAATAAAGAAATAAGAAGCTTAAGCGGTCCTATTATTAGCACTAAAAGAGCTTTTTCTTCCTTAACTAAAGGTGCATCTTCTTTAAATAAAAAATTTGCTGGAACTTCAATTGGGAAAGGCTTAAGCTCTTCAGGGGCGCAAATGGGCTTAATTATGGGAGCTCCAATGTTAGGAGGTATGCTTCAAGGAGAAGGTCCTGGAAAAGTGGGGAATTTTCAGTATCAAGCTGGCGGAGCCCTAACGGGGATAGGGACTGGGGCGTCCATGGGTATGATGTTTGGGCCTCTCGGCGCTGCTATTGGTGGTGTTGTAGGAGGGTTTTCTGGTCTTTTAAGCTCATCTAATGAATTGAAAGAGGCCCAAGAAAAGGCGGCTGAATCTATAGCTCAAAGAAAATCTGAGTCGATTTTAACTTCTCCTGTAGCTAATGAAGCTTTTGGTAAAATAGGAGAAGATCAAATGGGTAAACTAGCAGCTCTAGAAAAAGAATTACAAAAAAGTTTTGAACCTCAGTTGAAGAAACAACTTGCAAACATAGAAAATAACCGAAGAGCTGTAGTGTCCAAAGGGACAAATATGATGGTCCCGGGAGCTTCGTCAGCATTGAATCTTGGATTTTCTACCCGTAAAGAAAAAGCAATAACAGAGAACTCTGTGAAATTAAATGTTGAAGCTGCAAAGCAAAGAAAAAGTGCATTGCTCAACGCTTTGAAAACTTTAGATCCTTCTACAGAATTTATGGGCAAGGATATTAAAACAGGAAAAGAAAAAGCTTATACAACATCGTCTTTTATTGAAGATATTAATCAACTTGACATAACAAAAGAAGAAGATCAAAAAGCCTTAAAGAAAGCATTTGAAAACGGCAAAACTCTACAGGAGAAGATTAACCTTGAGCTTGAAAAACAGCGCAAAGCAGTTATTCTTCAACTCAATCTTCAGAAAGCCATGATTCACGCTCAGCAAAAAAGCGCCGAAGCTCAATTGGATATTAAAGCTGAGTACATTGATATGTCGAATTCATTAAAGACCGAAAAACAGTTAATGGGTAGTTTAATAAGCGAAGAAAGGAAAGCTCGTATAGATTTTATTGGAGCTATTAATAAAGCTGAAGAGGCTTATAAGTTAGGAACAAATCAAGCCAAATCCGAATTTAAAAAAGGACTCATAAGTGATATTTCTTCTGGGCAAAACGCTGGTTTAACGCAAGCTTTAAAGCAAAATCTTTTTAAAGATTTAGATGAGGCGGATTTAAAAGATAAAACAACAGTAGATCTTACTAACGAATTAAACAGTAAAAGCGCTGAAGATTTATTACAAATATTAAAAGATATTGGAGTTAATGAGGACCAAGCAAATAAAATAGTAGAAAATAGAAGCCTTTTATATCAAAATCAAATTACATTATTAGATAAACAAAAAACAATCTCAGACTCTCAAGCTAATTCAGAGTTAACAATAAATAATATACTTGGCAAAAGAAGAGAGTTGCTTGAAGATATGAATCAGAGTATTCAAAACTTTAATAGAAACTCTAGTTTTCTTTCTGAAAGTTCTGCTCTTGATAAAAGAATAGCGGATGCAGGTAGGTCTGTAGGGGGATATACCTCAAAGCAAAAACAGTTGCAAATCGATAGATCTGATTTAGAAAGTAGAATCGTTCCTGATATGGTGCGAAAAAGTTCAGGCGCTAAATTAGGAATATTACAACAAGCCTCGAAGGATCTTGAGATTGGCGGATTTACGGACGAAGAAATTGATAAAATATTGAAAATGGAAGGCAAAGAAGTTGATATAAGTTCGATATTAGAATCACGATTCAAGGACGCTGGCGGAAAAAATGAAATAACTAATTTGCAAGATGTACTGGGAGGATACGGTAAAGATTTGTTGAGCGATGAAGAGTTTCAACAAACTGTTGGGGGTGGAGAAACTCGCCAAGAGATGAAGCAACGCCTTGAAGAATTAAAAATTTTAGATCAACAAAGATTAGGAGTAAACGGAGACTTAAATAAAGAAATAAAAAACATAAACGATAGCCTTATTCAACAAAATATATTAAAAGAAAAGGGCGTTCAGGCTGTAGAGAGCGAATTATCTGCTAGGGAGAAAAATGATAGGTATATGCGCGGGCAGTCTGTTACTATCGATGGACAGGTTGATGATAGGTCTGCAATAACTAGAGGTATGTCTAATTCATTTGCCGAAATGAGAGATCAAGCTCAATATATGCATTATGAAATAGGCAAAAGAGTTCCTAATTTATTGGCTGATGGATTAGCTGAAGCTATGCAAGTAGCTTTAAATGGCGCAGATGATCTTGGTGATGCAATGACTCAAATAGGAATAAATTTTTTGCAATCTATACAATCTGCATTTTTACAACAAGCTGCTCAAGGCATCGTTGGAGCAATGGGCTTTAAAGCTACTAATAGATATAATGGCGGGCATATAAGAAATTACTCTAAAGGTGGATCTGTTCCTGCTATGGTTTCCGACGGAGAATATCTTATGAGTAAAGAAGCTGTTAATAGGTATGGCGGAAGCTTTATGCATACTTTAAATGCTGGAGGTAAAATACCTAAATACGCTAATGGGGGATGGGTTGATTCGGGTTTGAGCGGCGCTTTTTCATCTTCTCCATCAGCCTCTTCCTCTTTTAATGATTTCTTTACTCCTCAACCAGAATTTAGCGTTCTTCCTCCAAGAAGCTTTAAGGATAGAATGATGGATTTCATGAATGATACTGATAATATGAAATTGTTTGAGCAGGAGTATCAAAAAGCTGAAACCGAAGCTTTTGCACCAACCACACCCCTTTCAGATGTATTTAGTAACCCCCCTGGATCTTCAAGCTCTGTGGATCTAGCTAGCGTATTTAGCTCTCCTCCTAATTCATCTCCCGAAATATTTACAGAACCAAAAACAGAATTTAGCGTTCTTCCTCCAAGAAGTTTTAAAAATAGAATGATGGACTTTTTAGATGATTCAGATAATATGAAACTTTTTGAAGAGCAGTATGCGCTTGCCCAGAAGAAGGCCGCGGGAATAGGAGCGTTTTCGCTTAAAAACCAACCTAGCCCACAGCAGAAAATGGAGCGGGCAACCTCTCCTTTTGATTGGTCGCAAAATAGCGATGGCTCTGTTAATTTTGGATCAACTCTATTTGAGAGCCCGTTAAGAAGGGCAACTACTGTTTCAGATGTAAGTGGATCCGCAAGCCCCGAAATGGATAACTGGGATCCATTCGCTTTGATTGACCCAGATAAGATGCAAGGCCCTCCCATGGTAGATAAAAGCGCAGATATTCTTAAGTCTGTGGAGGATCAATTAATTAAGCAGAGATCTGCTGAGATAATGAAAAAGGGAGCGAATATATCCGACATTAGGAGAAAGTACGACTATCTTTTAAATAAAGTTAGGAATGAAAATGAAAACGTTTTTGATCATTCTGTAGAAAGAATTAGGCCTGGAGTGCCTGCATCGGGGAAAAATCAATTTGAGTTAATGAAAAAATTATACGGTATGGGGGAAAAGCCTTTGCCGTCATGGGCGACTGAGGGTAGCCCTGATTATTTATTGCCTCCGTTTATTAGAAATAAGCCTATAGATAAAGATTATAAAAAACGAGGATTTAAATACGGAGGTAAAACAAAAAAATTTGCTGAAGGAGGTAAGGTTCCTGAAGACGGATCTGCTCTTGCTGCTGATTTTGCTGGGGGTAGGGCGTTCGAATCAGGAAAAGCCTATCAGTCTAAGGCTATGAGCGGATATTTTTATAGTGGATTGGCTGGCAATGTTGGAATAGAAGATGACGCTTCAAAGCTTAGGGAAGTTCTTGCAGAAGAAGAGAGACAGCGACAAAAAGCTTTAATGAAGAAGAGGAAAAAGCAGCAGTTTTGGCAAAGTTTAGCAGGAACAGCTTTAAGTGCTGGAATAGCTTGGGGTACCAATAAGTTTGGCAGCATGTTTCAAAAACCAGATGCAACGTTAGATCTGTCTAGAGAAGCAATACTGAACGCGCCTAGCGAGTCTTTCGATATGGGTTTAGGAGATAGTTTTGGCTCTTTTGATAATATTAGTAGTCTAGGTAGCTCTTCTCTTGCCAATCAGTATGATTATTTTGGGAGGCCTAAAATTGGTAGAAACAGTGGAGGTTTTATTAGAAAATACGCGGGGGGTGGGTATATTTCAGGTAAATCTGGTATAGATCAAATTCCGGCAATGCTAAGCGAGGGTGAATATGTTATTAAGGCAAGTAGCGCAAGAAAATTAGGAAAGTCAACTCTTGACAGTATTAATGCTGGTAAATTTAATGATGGCGGACCTGTATCAGGGGAGTTTGGTTCATCCGATAGTAATATTTCTGGGGGTAATACTAATAATATTAATATTTCAATAAATATGGAGCAAGGTAAAGCTTCTAGCGAAAGCGAACAAAAATCAGGTCAAAATCCAGCAGAACAATCAGAAGAGCAAAGCAGTAATGTCGCTCTAGCAGATAAAATTAAACAGCAAGTAGTTTCAGTTATAGTTGAAGAACAAAGGCCTGGCGGTTTATTAAGCGGTTAATATGAGTTATTCTAATTACGAGCAAACTGTAATTATAAATGGTTACGAATTATTAGGTGTTCAGTCCGTAGATGGCAGTTATGGAATTAGCGAGAAACCAATTAGGGTTGCTGGCGTAGGATTCATTGACGCATTAATTGATTCACCTTTGCAAGGCAACTTTTCTATAGGTAGAAAAATGGTTGGCTACGATCCTTTGTTAGAGAAAAATATATATGGTAAATATAAATTTGATGAAGAAGAGATTAACGGTTCAATACTATACGAAAATAATACAAAGGGCTTTGGCTTTACAAAAGGAAGAGTTTCAAGATATTCTGTAAACTGTTCAGTTGGTGAAATTCCTGATATTCAAACTGATATTATAGTTTATGGGCAGCTCGGAAAGGATGTGTCTATGAGTCCGGCAACAAAAGAAAATAAAAATATAAAATATCCGGATCAGTCAACAATAAGGGTTACTATTAGCGATTTTTCAATCGATGCAGTTAGTTCTTTTGCTTACAGTAGAGGAATAAATGTAAATGCTGTATATGGTTTGCCTAAGGGTAATTCTTCTGACTGGGAAAACTCTCAAGCTTCCGTTAAAAACTTAGAGCCAATTCAGATCGACACTCAATACCCTATTGAAACAGATGTCAATGTATCTATTATTGCTGATCAATATGAAATTAGAGAAATAAAAGATAGAATTCAAGCTGCTCCGAAAAGCGATGTTAAAATAGAAATTTTAGATTCTTACGCTCAAACTGATATTAATACATTTGAGATTGAGAATGCTCGATTAATTAGCGAAGCAATTAATAGTACTGTTGCAGAGGAAATGAATATTTCTCTAGCCTACAAAGGTTATGAAACCTACCACAATCCTTTAGTATGAGCGATAAATTATTAAGATTTGAAGATGGTAAAATTACTATTGGGGGTAAAGATTTATTGGCTAGCTCTGCTAATTTATCTATATCTCCTAAGCTTGAGGCGGAAAGAGTATACGGCGATTATGATAGTTCTATTGTTGGCGCGAAAACAGAGTTTGTAAAATTTGCTCCTGTTGGAGGATTAACTGGTAAATTATCTATAAATTTTTATATATCTTCTGATAAATTTACTATTGATGGTAATCCTAATTCTATAGAAAGAATGTTTGATATTGCTGCTGGCATGGATGAGCGTTCTATTAATAATAATATTGTTGGTAGATATAGTTTTAATAATATGTATTTAAATTCTTTTAGTTTTGAAATGTCTCCTTTTAGAATGGTGATGGCTAGCGCCTCTTACGACATATATGGGTCAATTGAAAGAGTGATCGATCAGAGATTTCGTCAATCTAATGTAAATTTCGCGCACGGACTTAAGTCTTTCGGGAATATACTTGCCAGTGGGGTTGAACAAAATGAATTTGAAATTTCTAAGTTAAAATATAGTATCGTTGTTAATAGAAAAATACATGATCAAATACGAGCTAATGAAAATACTTCAATAAATACTAGCCCTAGCGGAACTGTTCCTGTTCGATGTTCTGTAGAAAATATAGAAAAAGAAATGAGAATCGAAGGTAATGAAATTATTGAAAAAATCAACGCATACGGAGATAAGCAAACATCTTCCGCTGCAGAGGGAATAGAGGGTTCTAAGATAGAAGCGTTTCTTTTATCTCTTGAAGGAGAAAAGGTCGCAAGGTTTTCCGCGAAAGGCAAGATTCAGACTCAAGACATTGCTATATCAGAAGGTCAATATGCTACAGCTAATATAACGATAAAAGAAATTATTAAATAATGAATAATTTAGAAGGGCTGTTAAAATCTCAAAACGTAACTCATGTAACGAATTATTCTGGTGAGTTTCAGACTGGCGTTGATTATAAAAAATTTGACTTCGTATATTATACTGGGGATGGTAGATTTTATTACGCCAAAGAAGATGCGATTAATGGCGGAGGAAATTTTATAGAGGCAAGTCAAAGATTAGCTTTAGTTCCTGATGGGCCAATCTCTAGCGAGGGTCAAACTCACTATATAGTTGATTTAATGAATAGGCCCGACGCTGTTAATTTAGAGTTGCGAGTTGGTCAAGTTTTAAATCTAGAAGGTTGTACTGGTGATAATAGCGGAATATATAGGGTTCTTGATATAGAAAAAGATATTAAGTCCTTGAATAACGACCCTGATCTCGAGGGAACCGCTATACAGGTTCTGCCTGTTAGTGGTGGGTTTAATGATTTTGAACCTATCGGACCTCAAACTATTTCGCTGTCTTCTATAAACACTTATCCATCTGATAATTCAAACACTTGGACTGCAGATAAATTTTTCTTTGATGCCGATTACAATTCAACCGCTAATTTTAAAGCGAATAATTATAAATATCAATATGGAAATGGTTACTATACGATTCAACCAAAAAACATTAATTCATTAACTTTCGAATTAGATTTAGAATTTAAAAATAGAACTAATAGAGAATCGAATGCAATAGTTCATTTCCTTGAAAATCATCAGGGTCAGCACGAAGAAGACATACCTTCTCCTAATCTAAAATATTCTCAAGGTATATCTGGTTTTAAATGGGATGGTAGTGCGGCGTTTTTTCCTTATAATTCAAACGAGATGCAACTTAAGAAATTTTATTGCAATGAATGGAGCCACGCGTTAAATTTTGAAAATAGTAATGATATTACTGTTAGATTTAGAAACTTAGATACATCAATATTAAATAAATCGGAGGGGCTTTTTCTTAATCCTGCAGATGAATATTCTGATACTGAATATTATGAAAAAAATGATGTTGTTTATTCTGATGAAAATAAAAAATTTTATTATTGGAGCGGAGAATCTCCTGAGGTGGGCAAGTCTCCTGTCGAAGCTCAGGATTCTTGGACTAGAGAAAATGGTTATTTTAAAGATGTTAATACTGAGTATTGGAGTAGGTCATTCTTTTGGAAGCCTTCGTTGAGTTTGAATATCACTCAAAAGCCAAGAACGAACGAAATAATATCAGAAGGAGGATATTCTCAAATATATGCTGACGGAATAAATCAAAGCCTTCTTTCTTTGGAATTGGAGTTTAATAATAGAAGTGATAGTGAAGCTTACGCAATCCTGCATTTTCTAGAACAACATTTAGGATATATACCTTTTGAGTTCAAGCCTCCAGCTCCATACGAGGCTTCCAAGAATTTTATATGTCAACAATGGCAGCACAGATATACTTATAAAAATAATCACTCTATCAAGGCTGTGTTTGAACAATTTCCGTTGGAGTTTACTGCCTCAGAATATGATAATAGCATTAGCCCTTCTTCCGCCTTGGAGGGTGAATTATTATGCCCAAATCCGTTAGTGGTTGCCGAGGTAAATGTTGATGAGCCTGTCTATTTGGGTAATTACGCTAAAAAAAGAGTGGAACTTAGAAATATAGGAGGCAAAACTATTACTGTATATAACTTAAGGCAATTAGATGAGTATAACCCTTTGTCGATAGTTTCTCAAGCTTCAGAAGATGATGTATGTCTTGTGAACTTAAATTCATTAAACTCTGATGATTTTATTTATCAGTTAGATGACGATAATTCTCTGCCGTTTAATTTATCTAATCAATATGTAAAGGTAGATAAATCTTATACTGAAGGGTTAGAGGGCGGTCAGTTTTTTACTATCATGGATAGAGATGGAGATAATTATACCATGCGAACTTATAATGGCTTAATAGATAAATATTTTCAAGACAATCGCGGCAATATAAAATCAATCGCTAGGGCCCAACTAGGAGAATCAGGAGATTCGTTTAGCCATAACGAATTTTTAATTAAGAACTTTTTTGTAAAAAATAAAACAAATCAAATCCCTGGTGGTCAGAGCGCTTTTTTTGATCTAGCATTTTACGGAGAAATAAATCCACTAAATTATGATTTTATATATCACATGAATAATGAAAATGCTGAGCTTGGCGATTTAGTTTTTGTTACCGAGGGAGGGCAAGAAGTGTTAATTAGCTCTTTATTTGGTCAGGGCTATTACGGTGGCGGAATTAATGTTGGAAATTCTTCTTTAAATAATAATATACTTATTAATACTTCTATATATATAAGCGATGTCTAGTTCTGATCAAAATTTTAATAAAAGTTTATTCTCAATAAATCCAGATGTTATTATTGATTTATTTGAAGTTGACTTTAGTAGCTTGCAATCTAATTTTGATGAACTTAAGGATGTATATGGGGTAAACTTGGGTGCAGAATCTGTTTATAGATTTTGTCCTATGATTAATGGATCTAATCCTGTTATATGGCAGGGTAATTCTTATCAGCCATTACCTATATCGATGAGCGGTTTTGAGCAAAAATCTGACGGCACCTTACCGAGACCTAAGCTTAAAATAGCAAATCCTCAAGGTTTGTTTTCTAAAATATTTTATTCTAACGAAGATTTTATTGGCTGTAAAGTTTCAAGAAAAAGAACTTACGCTAGATTTTTGGATGATGAAAATTTTCAACAGGATAGCGGTAATCCTTTTGGTAGTCCAGATCCTAACTCAAGGTTTAATGACGATGTATTTTTTATAAATAGAAAAACGTCTGAAGATAAAAATTTTATAGAAATGGAATTAGTTTCTGTGCTTGAACTTGAGGAATCTTGGGTTCCTGCTAGAATTATTTTAGCTGATTATTGCAACTGGACTTATAGATGTGAAATTGGTTGCGGGTATAAAGGTTTAGCTATAGAAACTGCAGATGGAAAAACATTGACTGAAGGGTTTGGTTTTAAAGATTCTTCTGGGAAAATAGATCCTTCAAAATATAGTAGCTCGGAGCAGGTTCCAGAATGGAATAAATTAGGTTTAAACGAAGGAGGGATTCAGCAAAATGGATACAGGTTGGGGGATGTCGTTAAGATAAGTCCTATTAGTAATAAAGACGCTTATAAGCGATCTGTCAGTCTGTTCGTTTGCATTCAGGACCATAATGATCCAGAACGACATCACCCATTTTTAGATAAAGAGTATTGGTTGAAAGATGAATGCTCTAAAACTTTAGAGGCTTGCCAAAAAAGATTTAGCAGGGAGAATGCAGATTTGATTAACTTTAATAAAATTGATTCAACTCACGAGGGTTTAAGGTTTGGAGGTTTTCCTGGAACAGAGAGATATAGTATTGAATGATATCCCTGAGGAGGTATTAGGTGAAATCAGTAAATTATCTCATCTAAGTGCTGATGAGGAAGTTTGCGG